TACTTCGCGTTGCGCGATGTGATGTTTGCTTTGTCGGAGACTGGTATTTAACTCAAGATCCGTGCCCCAATTCAGTATATATTTTCCACCTTGGACCTGGACTAAATTGCCTTGCTCGGTTTCTATCAATTCAGCATCTTGCATGTCATCTCGATCCAGCACAGTGATAGTATACAGGATTCCCAGCCCGCGAGCAAGATCACAATAGATGTTATCGCTTAAAAGTTGCCAGGGATCTGGCCAATCTTGCCGATCATCCCAGTGTAGATGATATGCACGCCAGGGAGTTTGTTGCCACCAAGCATTGATTTCTTCAAGAGCGTCGGAGGCGGGAAGATCGCGAACACGGTCCCGCAATGCTGTCCACGCCTCTAGGCGCTGTTCAAAGGTTAGCCCCCACATCAGGCAAGTTTAGTTATTGAATAATTCAAAATGGCAGCAATGCCGGTGTTAGTGGTGCTGACTAACCAACTGACCTGGCCTGCTATTTCTTGCACACCAAATGTCACACCAGTTACTGAGTTTTGGTATCCAGTATCGTTGCTGTTTAAGCCAGTACCAGCATTGTCTGTTCCGGCCACGATTGTGAAAACACCTGTGCGGATGCCGGTATTTCTAACTATGGTATAGTTGATTTGCACAGCACGGGTCGCCGAAGCAAAGAAAGTAAAAACAACCTGGTTGGTTGTATCATTTGGCACAGTCAATGACACACCAGTCTGGCGAACATATGTGCCCATCTGCATTTGGCTGGCACCGTCAAATGCAATGTTGATGCTATCATTGATATTGACGCGAGCATAAGTTCCTGCATAGGCTGTGGTGCGCTGGAACATGTCCCCGATGCTGACATTGTTGGCGCCTACAAAATCAATCACCGCGGTGGCAGGTGCAGTGGTACCACCAAAGTGGTTGCCCACATCATAGAACATGTTGTAGCCACTGGCATTCATCCCGGTGTTGGCAGCGATGTAGATGCCCTCGGCATAGATGTTGTCGAACACATTGCCCAAGATGCGGAATCCTGTGGGACCACCATTTACCGGACTCGGATCGCCTAGTTGAATGGCCTGATAGTGTGTGTCAAATGTGCTTTCTGTGATCAGCACACCTTGAACTTGATTGGGAGTTTCAACTGCCCAGGTGGTTCCACCAAAACTACATCTACGGAAGGTGATACTATTGCACACCAAACTCAATGTGGATTGGAAATGCACACAGGCAATGCTGTCCAGTTGATCTGTTAGATCCGCTTCTACCAGTGGTCCTCGGAAACTCACGTCCATAAAGGTGCATTGTTCAGCATCTTCCACAAGGAATATGTCCACGAGATCCAGGCTCTCAAATCCCATGTTGGATATGGAGATGTCCACAGGCGGTGTGGCACCATTGTTGCCGATGTTCACGCCAGTCTGTTGCTGACTGTCCCCAAATCTTGCCACGTATTCACTCAAGGTGGAAGTGGGGCTGGAAGAGTCTAGCACAATCACACTGGAGTTGATACCTTCGCCATATAATGTGGCGTAGGGCGGAATCACGATGGATTCGGTGACCAAGTATCTACCTGCTGGAAAGAACAATGAACGACGTATCTGTGGATTGACTTCTCTGCAATACAGTTGATACAGCGCACGGTTAATGGCCTCGGTGTCATCTGTGACTCCATCACCTACTGCACCAAAATCCAGCACAGTGGCAAATTGATCTAACCATTGCTGTAGATTCAAACTGACCGGACTGCCCGATGTAGCGCCGGTCTGCACGGTGTACCCGGCAGCGTCGCCTCTATAGGTATAAGCACCATTTACCAGCAAGAAATCAGAAAATTCTGTTAGAACCTCAGTGTTTCCGATCACCGGAGCACCGTCTTGTAGTGTACCATTGCCAATGAACAATCGGCGTTCATCGGTGGCCCAGCCCAATTCTGCGCCGGCCAATTGCGGCAGATTTTCTGCTAGACCTTTGCGGTTTGTTATTCGTGATACTTGAACTATTGCCATGGGAATCCTAATTCTGTGCTGTATTTAGCCAGAATACTCCGGGCAGTCTAGATGTGTCGGGTGTAGTATTCTTCTACTTTGCGCCACCACAAGTCACGATAACGGTCGTATTCTGCACCTTCAAGAATGAATTCTTGATATTGTGGCTGGCTGATGAGATTGTGATGTTCATCAACATCTGGTTTCACACACATCAGGATCACACCTTTGCGTATTTTCGTGCCATGCAGTTCATTGTGTGCTTCTGCATAGGCGCATAACTGCACAAAATAATCATCAATCCATTCACGTTTCTTGGGCTTGTTGGTTTGCTTGTAATCCAGGATGGATTCTTCATTTAAATGTATACCGGCACCATCAGTTGTGCCTGCGTATATCTTAGGAAAGTATAAGGGAACTTCAATACCCCAGAACTCACTCACATTCTTTAGCCCATCACGGATCACAGTTTTGGCCATTTCATGACTTGACCAAGAGAATGGATTGGTGCCGCGTTCTTTGATTGCTCCGGTTTTCACATAGTCTTCAAGATAGGTATGCATCCTGGTACCACGATTGGCCGCTTCAGTGGTTATCTGTTGTGCTTTTTCTGCCCCCACAGCGCGGCGCCAGTTATGTAGTGCTGCCTTGCTGGCTTCACTCTTGGTCCGGTCCAATATGGTGGTCACTGATGGCAAGTTGTTGCCATCGGGTGTGGCATAGAAGCGTTTGCCCTCTATAGTGACTCTGGGTATGGGTTGATAATTGAATCGTGGATTGTACAAATTAAACTCTAAAACTTTCTCCACATCCGCAGCGATCGCGCTCGTTAGGATTGGAGAATTCAAATCCTTCGTTGAGGCCTTGGCGAACATAGTCCACGGTCATACCTGAAAGATATACTTCGTGTCGTTTGTCTACTATCACAGAGAAACCTGATTGAGCATAGTTTATGGTGGCATCGTCCGCGGTGTGTTGATCAACATATTCTAACACATAAGCCAGTCCAGAGCAACCTGTAGTTTTCACTGCCAGTCGAATACCCACGCCGCCGCGTTTGTCTAGCAATCTTTGGATTTTGGTTCTGGCAGTATCAGAGAACGAGATCATGCCGTTGACGGTAATCTGCTACTGCGGCCTTGATGGCGTCTTCAGCAAGGATGCTACAATGGATTTTGACTGGTGGCAGCGCGAGTTCTTGAGCAATCTCTGAATTTTTAAGAGCTGCGGCTTGGTCCAGCGTCCGACCTTTAACCCACTCGGTAACGAGACTACTCGAGGCAATAGCACTGCCGCATCCGTAGGTTTTGAATCTTGCGTCTGTGATGATGCCATCTTTTACCTTGATCTGAAGTTTCATTACATCCCCGCAGGCCGGGGCCCCTACCATGCCGGTTCCAACGTCATCGTCGTCCTTGGCGAAGCTGCCCACATTGCGTGGGTTTTCATAATGATCGATCAACTGCGGAGAATAGGCCATGGTGTGTTTCCTTTAGTGTATGTTACACTATTTAGTGTGCGGAGTCAACCTGTAGGGATTCAAACTTGGGTTTTTATGCCGTCCTAGACATGTGCTGTAAGAAGCGATCCAGCTGATCAGTATCTGCCTGACCAAGTTTAAAACCCTGCTGGCCAGCGGCATCAAAACGCTGTTGATAAGTAGGATGACTGCTTTGTTGATTGTATTCAGCATTCTCAGGATTTGACATGGCATCCAGTTTGTTCTGATGCAGTGTGCCCACACTCTGTACCTTGTGTAGGCGATCACGTTTGTCGTTGGCCCATTTGAATGCAGGAGCACCACTGATACCCATTCCAAGGCACAGTCTAGTGGCAAATGCATCAGCTGCCAGTTCTTGTTGTTGCAGTTGGTATGGCGTGTTGCCCTTTATTCTATGTGTCATGCAGATGTGTCCAGCTTCATGTCCAAGACTCCATAATAACACATCATCAGGTGCATCATTCCATTGGCTGTAATCCACATCAATTTCTGCCAAAGACGGATAGCTATACAAGTCATCTTCAGGATCGTCCGTTACTCTTATGGCTATTCTGCTCATGATCTGTTGATCATATGGTCCAGCAGACTGACTCAGCCGATATAATAGACTTTGACAACGCCGTTGCAACTGAGCCATGCCCTGCTGAACTTGTGCTGGATCCTGTTGATGAGGACTGGAGTTGGAATTGGCCGTGTGATACGCACCAGCAGGTGCTGTAGGCTGTGCTGGTGCTGATGTTTTGGGCCAAGATGCCAGTATTTCTTCGATTTCCTGGGTAGTCAAAGCATCGTACAAAGCGTCCTTTTCTTGTGGAGTCATGGCCACTATTTTGGCAACCCGTTCTTGTGGAGTCATGGCCATTATTTGTTGGGGTGTTAGCACAGCTTCCGCTAGAACCTGCAAGCGATCAATCAGTGTGCGGTATTGTTCTGCTGGTGTCATCGCACTTGCCCAGGATCAAACGCCGCGATTCTTTTTCAGTGCGGATTGTGCGGCGTTGGCCACGATGTCTTGTGCTTGGTTCACTGGCATCTTGACCGGACCTGGTTCTTCAACGCCTTTGAATGTGAGTTCGGTGGCGTTGGGTTCCATGGGATTGAAGATGCCGTTGAGTGGAGGTTGGCTGATCAGGCTTTGCAAGGTATCGGCGTTGATGTCTATGCCCATGCTTTGTGCTCGCTTGATAAATGCTGCCACAGGCATTTGCATCTTGGCCGAAGTGTCTTCAGCACGGCCCACTGCAAACTGGGCCAAGGCCATGAGTCTGTCTGCTGTGTTGTCGGCTTCTACTTCGTCGATTCGCATTATCTGCGCTCGCGGCCTAACGCTGCTGCTGGTGCGGCTGCACCTGGTTCCATGGGTTCTGTGGCTGTGATGTCTATCTGTTCTTCACCGCCCGGTGGAGGACCTGCCAGTCCCTGGTCACCGCCAGGAGGCATCATACCTGCATCAGCACCTGGCATGGCCACAGGGCCCTGACCAGTCACAACACCCAGGGCCTGTTCCAGTTGTTGTTTGCTGCCTTGCAAGTTCTGCACCAAGCCGCTGAGTGCTGCCTGTGCATCATTGTTGAATTGTGCTGCTTGCTCCGGTCCAATCTGGTTCTTGATGGAATCAACCAAGGCCGGCAGTTCTTTGAACTGCATCTCGGTGCTGTCTTCGATCATGCTCTGCATCTTGTCAACCATGTCTTGTGCAGCCAACACCACTTGAGCCTGTTGCACTTCACCTTCGCTGAGGTAATAACCATGTGCCTGAGCACGACGACGCCATTCTGCCACTGTGGTAGTGGTGTTAAGATCATTGTATTCTTCCTGTTTTGCAGCCAATTCTTTTTTTAGATCTTCAAGTTCTTTTCTTGTTCGTTCTTTATCATCCATCTTTTGTTTGGCAGCCATAGCAGCAGCCTGTTGTGGATTTATGCCAGGAGCAGCCGATGTGCTGGTTTGAGGAGTCGTATTGCCCATCTCATCTTCGTAGATCTTTTCAGCCAGGGCTTGTTCCATCATCATGAGCTTGAGATATCTAGGATCCTGTTCGCTGTGATGGCGAGCAGTGCTAGAACGCACTTCGCTCAACACACCGCGCACCTGGCGATACATGTTGTGCAGTTGCTTGCGATTCAGCGAATCAAATTGCACTTGCTGGTCAAAATGACCTTCAAATACCTTAGCGATTTGTTGTGTGGGGCGTGTTACGGCCAGTTCGTTTAGTTTCATCTGAGTTTCCTCGTAGTTGCCAGTATTTAGCCAAATTTATACATTTTGCCAGTTCTTTTTCCAGCACCTGGTTTTGCTCTTGTCTGGCAGTGGTCTTGTTGATCAAGTTTTCCCAGGTGTGCCCTGATGTTCGTTCGGCCAGGCTGCGCCGCACATGTATGTCATTTTGTAATCGTGTGATGGATTGATCCAGCTCTTTGATCTGTCTGGCTAGATTGAATCTGTGCAAGTTGTCTGCTATGCACCAGGCCAGAGCAGATTTTGTGCCCGAAAACACACCAATAGTATCATCTCTCAAACGAACCTGGAACAAACCATCCTTGGGGTGGATGGTGTATCTGCCAAACACCCGGTATTTTTCTCCGTCTTCTATGATCACTTGATCAAGGATGCGTGGCAGTTCTCGCTCGGCCAAGGCAGCAAGTTTGCGGCTGGCTTTCATTTGAATACGTAGTGCGACAACAACCAGCCCACGGTACCAATGAGAAAACCAATGATGCCAATACCCCAGCTGATCAATCGATCAGTTTGTTTGTCGGTTATTTTCTGCATCATGCCATGCACTTCTGTGACCATGATTTTTACTGAACCAACGTCGGTCTCAACATTTTGGATCTTGAGTTCCAGCATGCGGTAACGTTCGGCGCACAGCTCAACATGGGCTTCTAGGCTTTTCTTTTCAATATCGGTAGTGTCCATGATATTATTTATGCTCCGTGGGCTCAAACCAAATGTTCACATTTGGTCGCAATAGTGTGGTAAGTTCTTGTTCTACATAGTTTATTACAGGTACACCGGTGCATGCTTGTTTCAGCCGACCCACCGGATCATCACCCAGTCTGAACACATCTTCAACATCGGTGTCAAACTCAAACTGCCACTGAAGATCTGCCAATCGTACACGACTCACACGCAGAGGTTGTGTATAGAGACTGATCAGCTGCATGATGGTTTCCCAATTGCGTTGTTGATTTCTACTACGAAGCCAAGTGGATTGATCTATTATCGCTTGCTCTTGTTGATCAGTGATGGGCAGGATGTTGGGTCGAAAGTGCCCGGTTATCCCTGTAGGCCTACAATCAAAATCAGTCTTTACACGGATGCTCTGGGTCATGCAGTATTTAAGACCAAAAAAAAACCCTGGAAATAATCCAGGGCCTTGATTTGCTAACTCTACCTAAGATTAGGTTGGAGCAAAACCGCTTGCGGCTGAAGTGAACACAGCATTGCCTGCAGCCGAGGTCAATTGAATGTTCTGACCACCAGTTGCTGGGGTGCCGGTGTTGGCTGTGGCCAGCAATGTTGTAGCGGTGTACGCATCAGTTGGGTACAAAGCCAGGTTCAGTATTGTGGGTGCAGCTGGGCTGACTTGATACATTGCCACTGTGGCCTTGGTCTGGATGGCTTGCATAATGTTGTTGATGTAGCCATTGACATTACCGGAACTGATCAAACTTGCGTTGGCAACCAGGCTGAAGAAGTCCAGCTTGGGGCCTTGAAAGTTAACTGAACCGGTTGCGGCGATGTTAGCTGTGCCTTGAATGTTACCATTCGCGGTATCCATGTGGAACACTGGTTGCATTGTTCCATTGACTTTTGTAAATCCTGCCATTTTTGTTTCTCCTAAAAAGTGGGCT